GCCCATTGCGTACCGATTTCTTGAAACGTAGTCTGCCTTCTGCTAGGAAGTCAGATACTAATCCTCATGCTGAACAAGCCGCTGCACGATCAAGTGCAGATAATTTCGTTCATGAGTTTGCTATTTCCCACGGTTTGCCTGTTTACTCTGTGTCGTCTTCTCCTAAGGATGCATGGAATGGTGTCAGTGGTTCTCGTTACTATTATTTTGAAAAGGATCTTCGCATGGAGTACCGCGACGATGCGGTCCCCGAGGATGCCTTAATCAAGATGATCGATGTCGATTACTACTTAGACAAGGAAACCCTGCAACACTACATTTCTTCATCTCGTGCCGTAATGATGTACACTATCATACCAGAGCACTTGACCCAAGTAGTGGATAATGGCGTCTCAACTATCTCTTCGGATGGTGAGATCACTGAAACTCATGCTGGCTCGACGACGTACCTACATCATTTGTGGGATTGGCGTCGCGACTTTATAACATGCACGCACTTCAGGTGGTGTTTGTTCGGAAGCTCTTTTGTTCACTGTTATGTAGACTACCGCAAGGTGTCAGAAAACAGGTTTCTCGTGCTTATTACGCCAGTAACGCATGGAGGATTCTTCGCTGCTTTCATTTGGTGGATCACTGGCCTTTCCCGTCCCTTGGAGAGGTGGTCACCTGTTCATGTCAATGGTGTTAATTTGTTGCCTAGGCATGATGGAGTTTATTTAGCTCTTCCGGATTCTCGAACGGAGCACTTCCTCACTAACACGCAGTACGCGGAGTTGTTGTATGCCAAAAAGGTTTCAGCTCCCGACGTGCAGAGGATTGTCCGTGTCGAAACTGGTTACGAGTTGTCACATATAATCTCTTTATTACAGGCCCAGACAATACCTCTTCCGCCCATGGTCTTTGATTCACGCGCTCCCCGTGATTACAAGGTTGAGTATACCAATGTCTTTGACACTCAATCTGCTAGAGTAAAATGTCAGCATACGTTTCCCCCCATTGTTGATTCTGCATATGTCCCCGCGGTTTCACGATCCAACGACTTAGATTGCCTAGAACATCGGTTGTTTTCTTTGCAGAAAGAGCTGCATCCTGTCTCGCATAAGTATTATGAATACATTGATGAGTTTGCCAAGTTGGTAGTCCCGACTCCTGGATACCTTCACCCTATGTCATTCTCAGATGTCTACGATTCTTCCTCAACTGCTCAAGTGTTGAAATACGAGAATGCTATGCGAGAACCCCCCGGTAACAGAAACAAGGCTTTTCAGAAGTCAGAAAGTTACCCCGAGATCAAACCTGCACGTAACATTAGTGCAGTCGATCCTAAACATGTTGTACGATTATCAAGGTACACACGACCCTACGTTGCCCATTTAAAACGGGTCGCTTTTTGGTACACATTCGGCCGATCTCCCGCTGAGATGTCGGATGATGTGCGCCTCCTGCTGGCTAACGCTCAAGATGGTGAATTGGTTGAAGGTGATTTTAGTAAGTATGATGGTAGACAGTCCACGTTTCTAGTGGACTTGAATAATGCTATCATGATTAGGCTATACGCCCCCCAGTACCACGATGAGTTGCGAGAGTTGAGATATGAGCTCTCCCACGCTATGTTTACCACCCAGACAGGAGTGAGATATTGTACAGAAGATTCTCAAAAGAGCGGCTCTGCCACCACCAGTTGTGATAATACGACTGATCATGCCTTCTGCCAATATGCCCATTTTCGGAACCTTGGTTTTAATCCCTCCGAAGCGTATGGTAGGATTGGTATGTGTGCTGGTGATGATGGTTTGTTGCGGACTCCTAATCCAACGAACTATGAGAAAACGTGCAAGGACCTAAACCTTGTGCTCAAAAGCAAGGTGCTACATCCTGGAGACAGAGTCTCATTCCTCGGCCGAATTTGGGTCGACTGGGATTCTGACGTCAGCTTCTT